CAGTACTTACCGTTTCCCGTTGATTTGCAAAATCAGCCATGACCTTGTCCAGGCAACCTTCTTCGTTGCTTTCCCAGGCCTTGCGGAACTGTTTGATGATCTCACCATCTGACGTTACAAACATGAGTCGATTACCGTCCTTCTTGAGTAGACCTTTCTTTTCAGCCAAGTCTGTCAGACCCGAATAGGGATTCATGCCTGTTTCATAAGGAATCTTGACCTGCACACCTTCGAACGGCTTGGCATAGCGTGTTTTCATGACCCTGCATCCGGCACGGATGCCCATGACTTCCGAAATCTTGTTGCCGTCCTCGTCTTCTTTGAGCTTCATCTTCTTCATGGCCACTACGATACTGCTGGCATAGATAAAGCCTTGGCCGCCTGAAATCTTGTCGTCAGGATCAAACATGTCCTGGCTGGCATAGGTATGATTGGTACACACCAAGCCCACATTGTAGTTTCCAAACATGTTCACACAGTTGCGCACCAAGGCTGTGAGTGCCTTGGGCTTGCGACCCAGGTCACCTTTCATTTCACCAGCATCAAACTGGTTTACGTCAGTGGGTGTCAGCAACATGCCCAAGCTGTCGATAATAAACATGACCTTGGGACGCTCACCATCAGGAAGAGCCTTGTAGTCGGCCATGAATGTTGAGATGGTCTTGGCCACATCGTCAATCATGCTCATGCTGAGTTTGAGTAGTTTGCTTTCGCTGGTATCCACTCCCAAGGCCTTGAGCCAATCCTCGTCCAGAGCATTTTCACTGTCAATCAAAACCACAAAGATACCCTGTTGTTGTGCGTGCTTGGCAATGTTGCCTGAGCAAATATAACTCTTGCCTGCACCCGAGTCGCCAGCAAACACTGTGACCTTGCCCAGGGGAATACCCTTGTTGAAGTCGCCGGAGATCAAGTAGTTGAGTGCAAAGTTGCCTGTACTGATCCAGTCTGTGGGATCATTGAAGCCGATGCTGAGTCCGTCGATGCTCTTGGTGATTTCCTTGCGGAACTTGCTTACGTCAAATGGTTTTCCCATGATTACTTTCCTTCTCTGAGTTTGTATAATTCTGTAAAAATCTTACTGCTGTCTACTCCACGCCGTTGATCCATCACGGCTAATTTTTCAAATGACCCTGACAGGTTCTTTTCAATTGGTTGTTCTATATAATGTAGCATGTTTCGATAACTGTCTTCAAGAAGATATCCAGGTTGCTCGTTGATCTTAGATTCCAATTTAGTCTTTAACAAGTTTAACATATTTTGTGGCAGATGTCTAATATTTAGGTACTCCGGAGTTAGTAATGCACCAATAATAAAACTATTGTTATGGAATCCCAGACCTTTAAGGTAATCAACGTATCCAAATACACTATCGTAATTCAAAAGAAGCCATATCATATTAAAACTTATTTTATGATCCAGTTTTCGGATTGTGTTTAAATTATCTAAAAAATCTTGCCACAATCCACCAAATCGTATGTATTCAAATTCGTTCTCCATAGTTTCTGCGCTCACTGTCCAATGGACATTTTTAAAACCACATACAGCATCAAATACTCCGGTATCAACCTTGCTAAGATTGGTGTTTATCCTAAGATTAACATCTGGGGTCAATTCTTTTAAAAGTTCAAGATTCTCCTTCATTAGTAATGGTTCACCGCCGGCCAGATACACATGTTTGAGATTTTTAGCGTGTTGATAAATGTATTCTTTAAAGTCTTTTTGTTGTTGTTCTGTTGGTGTTGCGTTCGTAACATTTAATTCATTGCTCCACTTACTACTAAAATCCGGACCACAATACACACATGCAAAATTGCATAAATTAGTCCAACGCACATCAATGGTTCGCAAATCAAAATTGTTGATTCGATAAGTATCCAATGATGTTTTTTTAAATTCTTTAATGTAAAAAATCCTATCACTGATGATATCAAATCCTTTTTTACCATGTTCTAACTCATAACAAGTATGACATCCAGCGGCTGGTTTGTTTTTTGTGATGTTGGTTTGTTTGGTTACATTCGTTGGACCCAAAAGTATTTCTTCAATGGTATTGTCTTTGATGTTGCCTAACCCACCAGTTGTATAATCACTGCGAATACAATTTTTTACTTTGCCATCAAAGTTATACATCAATCCAGTCCACGGCATTGGACAAAAATGTCGGTTTGTTAAAATATCTTTTGGCGTCATTGTGGCCCTAAAGAAATATCAGGAATCTTTAAATTATTATTTTCGGCCATAGACAGCACATCCAATAATGTCCTCGCCCAGTTACAGACATCGGCTGCCGGAGGAACGGTTTGCCCGGATTGTGTAGCAATATATCCTGGTCTGACAATAGTAATGTTGACACCAAGGCGTTGGTGCCGTAATTGTTTTGCCATTTCTTCAAGAGTGACTTTTTGTTGATGATAAGCCAACATGTCTAAACCCGGAAGTTTCGAAACAGGATCCTGGGTCATCTGAGTGCTGATAACTATAATATGTTTTTTTGTTCCTGTCCACCGCTGGGTCATTTCAAACAATAGTTCTGTCTGTGCATACCCAGACTGAGCATTGTTTACAAAAATGTCACAGGGCTCAATCTGATCTGCTATTTTAGGAATATTCCTTATGTTGTTGCCCTCACGCCGGCTGAGCCCCACAATATCATGTCCATGTTGTGAATAGACTTGGGCAAGGGCTTGTCCTATGCCCGCAGTGTGACCGGTTATGGCTATTTTCATACGATTCCTCGCAATGTTTTTTGTTTGAGTATGTATGAATCTCTAGCGGCAGTATCTGGATTATCCACACTCAATTCGGCTGGCTGTTTGAGATACGCCCAACTGTGGTCAATTCCGTGATCTTGAGCAAATGCCTTTATGTTGGCAAGGTCATCCTGGTTTAATACACTGACTGTGGTCCATAGATTTAATCGTACCGGCATGGTTTTATACTTCATGAGATTGTTGTAGAATGTTTGCCATGATATAGGCCAACGGGCAAGTTCATGCACAGGACCTATACCATCACAGCTGACTGTCACAGTAACTTCAACACCTTGGCTGGCTATGTCTTTTAGTTCGTTCAACACCGTGTTGCAGTTTGTGTTTAGCCGCAGTGTTTTAAGATTAGGCGGAAGATTAGCTAATATTTTTTTGTAGTTTTTACTGTAGCTGGGTTCGCCGCCGTTGATGTCCAAATGAACTATACGTTCTTGCGGCAAGGTCCAGAACTTATCAAGATTGTTGTACACAGGAAATCCTGATCCATTCAGACTGCCTATACGGGTGCTCAAGGTTTCACTGCAACTCAAGCAGGCTGCGTTACAAACATTGTCTAGAACTCCACCAACTTGTAGATAGTCAGGCCGATTGGTATTGTTGTTTAGATTAATGGCGTACTGTCTTATGCTATTAGGTTCGGTTTCTTGGCATCTTACACACTCGGCTGGCCACTTGTCGGACTGCATTTTTTCCCGGATCTTGACAAGCCAGACACTAGATTCCATGTCCTCTAATGTATCAAACTGTGGTGCGTTGACCATGTGGCCACATCGACTTACAGAGCCATTGGTATTGAATCTTACAAAATGATCAAGTCTAGGACAATACATAGGTTGGGTTTAAAATTTGTTGCGCATGACCAATCACATATTCATATGCTGGCGAATCAATGATTTTTATATGTTGCAATAATTGGGCAAATGTCATAGACTGTCCAATGCAACCAAATATCACTGCGTCTATTCGTTGATACATCTCTTTGTGTTTTAGTAAATTAATTTGATTGATTAGTTCTTTAGATGCTGGTTGAACCCCTAAAGGTTTCCGGTCTAAACCAGTGATGTCGCCCACAGCCGACATGGGTAAAAAGTTCAATGTGGTGTTGGGATCTGAATATCTTGCTAAATTTAATATCCAAGAAAATTGAGAAGCATAATGCCGATTCAACGACAAATAATTCAAGGCAAACCATTCTACAGTGGGTGGATCAAGGTCTGGGTTGTCTCTGACAGTGTGTTGTATAAATGTGTTGATTCCGGATACCAATCTGTCTTGAGGATCTCGAACAATTACATCAATGTTGGTTAATTTTTGAATCTGTTGATTGACAACAACTCGTCCAGGATTTTTTATTTCAAAAGCATCAAAACTACTGTGTCCATTTTTAAAAATAACATACACATACCGCTGTGACGGCACAACTTCTAGTACCTCACAGCGGTCTGGAAATATAATGCGATCCAGATGTGACAGCATCGATCAGGCTTTTTGACGTGCCCGGATCATGGCCAAGATGTCTTCGGCTTTTTGAGTTGCGGGTTTGGCCGCCACTGGTGCCGACGCCACAGCAGGCACATCATCCTCATCAAAACTGCTTGAAACCACCGGAGCTGGTCGGGTCACAGGTGCAGGCGCATCTTCATCTACCGTTGCAACACCAAAACCACCGGCTGGAGCATTAACACCTGCTGGACGGAAATATTGACCCCAACGCTCGGTATCATAGGTCTGTCCATCCACACTCGCTTCAAACATTTCCTTGATGACCCGGACTTCTGCTTCGCTTGGCTTCTTGGGCAAGAATGTGCTCAAATCAAACAAGCCATGTTTTTCGATTGCGGCCTGCTCCACTTCTGTTAGTGCCGATTCTTTTCTTGCCCATTTTGAACTGTTGTAGTCAGCAAAGCCGCCTTTGGATGTCTTGCTAATACGGAAGTCCAGGCCACGCATCAAGTCTGTTGGCAATTCTTCCAGTTCTGGATCCATGAGTGCGCCTTTGATAAGTGTGAAGATTTGCGGACCAATGATGAAACGGCGGATGGGATTCTCTGGAGTCTTGTCGTCAGACAAGGGATTCTCGCGAACAAAGCCTTGGAAAATGTAACTGCGTTTTTTCCAGTACTTGCGACCC